ATGTATCGCAAGGATGTCAAGGGTTTCTTGCCTGAGTTGATGGAGAAGATGTATGGAGACCGTGTTATCTTCAAGAAGAAGATGCTCGCTGCCAAGCAGCAGTATGAGAAGACGCCTACTAAAGCACTTGAAAAAGAGATCGCCAGATGTAACAACATTCAAATGGCGAAGAAGATTTCTCTTAACTCTGCTTATGGTGCTATTGGCAATCAATACTTCAGGTATTTCAAACTAGCAAACGCAGAGGCAATCACTCTATCTGGTCAGGTATCTATCCGCTGGATCGAGAACCGGATGAACAAACGATTGAATAAAATTCTTAAAACTGAGAATGTAGATTATGTTATTGCTTCAGATACTGACTCCATTTATCTTAATCTGGGTCCTTTTGTTGATTGGGTATTCAAAGACCGAGAGAAAACTCCTGAGGTCATTGTCGATTTCCTTAATAAGGTCTGTGAAGTGGAATTTGAGCCTTATATTGAAAGTTCTTACCAAGCGTTGGCGGACTATGTGAATGCCTATGACCAGAAGATGCAGATGAAGCGAGAGAACATCGCTGACCGTGGTATCTGGACTGCTAAGAAGCGATACATCCTGAACGTCTGGGACAGTGAAGGTGTGCGTTACGCAGAACCTAAACTCAAAATCATGGGTATTGAAGCAGTCAAGTCATCCACACCGGCACCTTGTCGTCAGATGATTAAGGATGGTCTAAAACTGGTCATGAGTGGCACTGAGGATGAAGTTATCAAATTTATTGAAGACTCCCGTAAGAATTTTCTCAAGTTACCACCAGAAGAGGTAGCGTTCCCTCGCTCAGTTTCTTCTGTGGATAAGTATAAAGGTTCAAATACGATTTATGCAAAGGGCACACCAATGCATGTGAGAGGTTCTTTATTGTATAACTTCTATATAAAAGAGCGTGGTTTGGAAAAGAAGTACGCTCTCATCAATAACGGTGAAAAGATTAAGTTCTGTTACCTTAAGAACCCAAACCCGACTAGAGAAAATGTCATTTCATTCATTCAGGACTTCCCTAAGGAACTTGATCTAAATCGCTTTGTCGATTATGAAATGCAATTTAACAAAGCATTTTTGGATCCACTTAGAGTGATCCTGGATGCTATTGGTTGGTCTGTGGAGAAAAAAGTCAGTCTTGACAGTTTCTTTACTTAATTGATATAATAAAAAAAAAACTCTTAGTGTAAATTTTTTACGGAACATTAATGGAACTTCCTATCAACGACAAAGAACTGAATACTATTGTAAGTGCCCTTAGGTTGGGTGGTGATGCTGCTCTTTATCAAAAAATGAAAAACATTAAGGATATCAGAGAACAATTTCCTGATGGAGCATATAAAGATGTTGCCAGAGAACAATTCGGATTCGTTCTGTAGATTAAATGATAAAGAAGTTGAATTATTAATTAAACTTCTCAAAAGATCTGGAGATGATTACCGATACCTTTACTTTAAAATATGGTGTTGGAACATGAACTATAGAAAAAAAGACACAAATTATGGATTTTCTTAAAGATATTGTAAAAGAAATTGGTGATGAATATACCCAACTCGCCGCAGACATCGACGATACTGAACAGTTTGTGGACACGGGTTCGTACATTTTTAACGGACTTGTATCAGGTAGTATTTTTGGTGGTGTATCTGGGAATAAGATTACTGCCATTGCTGGGGAGTCTTCTACTGGCAAGACTTTCTTTAGTCTCGCTGTGGTTAAGAATTTTCTGGATAGTAATCCTGACGGTTACTGTCTGTACTTTGACACTGAAGCAGCAATTAATAAATCTCTTCTTGCGAGTCGTGGTTTAGATTTGGAACGTGTTGTTGTGGTGAACGTCGTCACAGTCGAAGAGTTCCGTAGTAAGGCGCTCAAGGCAGTGGACATGTATTTGAAAAAGAACACAGAAGATCGCAAACCTTGCATGTTTGTGCTAGACTCTCTGGGTATGCTGTCTACAGAGAAGGAGATCACTGACGCACTTAACGAAAAGCAGGTTCGGGACATGACCAAATCTCAACTTATCAAAGGTGCGTTCCGTATGCTCACACTCAAGTTAGGTCAAGCAAACATCCCCATGATTGTCACCAACCACACTTATGATGTGATCGGAGCTTATGTACCTACAAAAGAAATGGGAGGAGGCAGTGGACTCAAATACGCAGCGTCTACAATCATTCATCTCGGCAAGAAAAAAGAAAAGGATGGAACAGAAGTGGTCGGCAATCTTATCAAAGCTAAGACTGCTAAGTCGCGTTTAAGTAAGGAGAACAAGGATGTTACGGTGCGTCTTTATTACGATGAGCGTGGTCTTGATCGATATTACGGTCTTCTTGAACTCGGTGAGATTGGCGGACTTTGGAAGAACGTTGCCGGACGCTATGAAATAGACGGTAAGAAGGTTTACGCTAAAGCGATCTACAAAGAACCTGAGAAGTATTTTACTCCTGAAGTGATGGAGAAACTGGATGTAATTGCTAGAGGTGAGTTCTCTTATGGTTCTCCTTAATGAGTTCGTTCGTTTTTATGATGATGTTCTAGACAAAGAAACTTGCGAGACACTCATTAAAATCTTTGATGATAATTCAGATAAGCATGAACGACTTGACCAACAAAAGAAACCTTCGTTCACTCAGTTTAATCTGACAGCGAACTCTGCAGATTATACAGACATACATAATCTTTTGATACAAAAAACTCTTCAGTATCGTAATGATTATTATGAATTCACAGACAAACGTGTCTTCCCTGAATCACATGCCTTTGAGCATTTTCGCATCAAGAGGTATGAACCAGACGGGGAAGATATGTTTGATACTCATGTAGATGTACAAGATCATGCATCTGCAAAGAGATTTTTGTCTTTCATGTGGTATCTTAATGATGTTCCTCATGGCGGTAATACTGTCTTTGAAGGATTGACAATTAAACCCGAAAGGGGTAAACTGGTCGTCTTCCCACCTCTGTGGTTATTTCCTCATCGGGGAGAATCAGTGAAAGAATGTCCCAAATACATTCTGAGCACATATCTACATTATAAGTAATGGAAAAGATTGAATCTACAATCATTCAAAATCTGATCTTCAATGAAGACTTTTCCCGCAAAGTGCTTCCATTTGTTAGAACAGAATATTTTGAAAATTATCATGAGAAGATCATCTTTGAGGAGATCTCAAAGTTCATGATCAAATATAATAGTCTTCCCACAACTGCTGCTCTTCTAATTGAGATTGAGAAGAGAACTGATTTGAGTGATGAAGTTTATAAGCAGGCACATGAATCTATTGTTAATCTTCAGAATGATCCAAATGATAAGCAGTGGTTGCTTGATACTGCGGAGAAGTGGTGCCGAGATCGTGCTATCTATCTGGCATTGGTAGAGTCAATCTCTATTGCAGATGGTGGTGAGGAGCAGAAAAAAGGCCCAGATGCTATTCCATCTATTCTTTCTGATGCACTTGCAGTTTCATTTGATAATCATATTGGACACGATTATCTGAATGACTATGAAGAACGATACGACTTCTACCATCAGACTGAGGAAAAGATTCCATTCGACCTGGACTTCTTCAACAAGATCACAAAAGGTGGACTTTGTAATAAGTCTCTCAACATTGCTCTTGCAGGTACTGGTGTGGGTAAGTCTCTGTTTATGTGTCATGTTGCCGCTTCTTGCTTGTTACAAAATAAAAATGTTTTGTATATCACATGTGAGATGGCAGAAGAAAAGATTGCGGAACGTATTGACGCAAATCTTCTGAACGTTAACATTCAAGAGATTGCAAACCTGCCACGTCAGATGTTTGAGTCAAAGGTTGCTAACATTTCACAAAAAACGCAAGGGTCTCTTATAATTAAAGAATACCCAACTGCTACCGCTCATAGTGGACACTTTAAAGCACTTCTTAATGAACTTGCACTTAAGAAGTCATTTAGACCTGATATTATTTTTATTGATTACCTTAATATATGTGCTTCCTCTAGGTATCGCGGAGGCGGTGCTGTCAATTCATATACTATTGTCAAAAGTATTGCTGAAGAACTTAGAGGACTGGCTGTCGAAGCAAACGTCCCTATCATTTCTGCCACGCAGACCACTCGTTCTGGTTATGGTAGCTCTGATGTTGAGCTTACTGATACTAGTGAGTCCTTTGGTCTCCCTGCTACTGCTGATCTTATGTTTGCCCTTATTTCTACAGATGAGCTTGAGGAGTTGGGACAAATTATGGTGAAGCAACTGAAGAATCGTTATAATGATTTGTCAGTTAATAAGAGATTTGTAGTTGGTATTGACCGTGCCAAGATGAGATTGTATGATTGTGAACAGTCCGCCCAAGAGAACATTCTTGACAGCGGACAGGAAGAAGAGTATAATGGGGAAGACGGAGACAAACTTGTTAAAAAATTCGCAGCACTGAAATTCTAATTATGACCAAAACTATCGATTTCAATAACTACCAGAAGTTCGTCAATGAAGTGACTTCTGAAGCATCAACTGATTTCGTTGCCCTTTCTGATCGTCTGGTTGAACTGGATGAGAAAGGTGCTAACATTGAACGCTTGATGACTGCTGGTATTGGCATTAATGCTGAAGGTGGTGAGTTCCTTGAGATTGTCAAAAAGATGGTATTCCAAGGCAAACCATTTAATGAAGATAATAAAGAACACATGATCATTGAACTTGGTGATCTGATGTGGTATGTTGCTCAAGCATGTATGGCACTTGAAGTTCCTCTGGTTGATGTCATTGATCAGAACATTAAGAAACTATCTAAGCGTTATCCTGCTGGTACCTTTGATGCCTATTATTCTGAAAACCGTGCTTCTGATGATCGATGACTAAACGAACTTATACAACTAAATCCGGCGATACCTTTGAGTGGGATGAAACCCCTGAGGTTCTTGAAGCACTGAAAGTGTTACACGAGACTGAACGTAAACATGCCGAAGAAGGCGGCGACTATGGAGTTGGCAAATGAAAGTCACAGTAGAACTGGAACTACGTGCAGCTGCTGCAGTTCGTGAGCAACTGTTTCGTTCCACAGCACAAGATAGTTACGAATATCCTTCAGAACGAACTAAAGATATTCGTTCTGTAATTGTACAACTTGATGAAAAGATTGAAGAGGCCCTCAATGAAGAATAAACCTATTACAGTTGATGACTACGAAAAGTATAGTGATGAGTTCTTCGACAAGTATTTTTACATTGCTAAGCAACTAGGAGAAGGATCCAAGGCAGAAGACATTCTTAAAATTATGGAATCTCTTGCTGGTGTCGTCATGATGAAACGAGCAGAAGAAAAAGGTAATGTTGGACCTTTTGGTTTTAATAAGGAAAGGGAAAACGATGAATGAATCTGATATCGTATACATCGATGATTGCTTTTACGTCGAAGAAAAGTATGGTTTGTGGATGAGTACTTTAAAGGATGGTGAAAAATTAGTCACATCATTGGACAGACAAATGTGCATTGATATGACACGGTTCTACCTTAAAGGCAGGCAAGATGGTTGGGATGTTGAACAATCTCGTGTTGTGAATAGTGGAGTTGTTGGCGGAAAGTTATAAATAAAGATAACGTCAAAATTGCCACAAAATGGATCTCAGGGAAATTGCGTCCGCATATCAATCTATCTACTTGAAAGAAGAAGAGGTAGTAGAAGAAAATCAAATTATTTTTGAAGACCTTTCTCAGGAAGAAGTTGATGATTTCACTCAAGAAATCATTGAGGAACTCCTTGAGGAAGGTTTTGATTTGGATTGTATTATTGAGGGATTTGGAGATTATATTGATGAGCAATCTGCTTTATTGACTGAAGCAAGAGCAGCAAAGAAAGCAAGAAAGGGCGCTAAGTCATACGAGCAAGTTAAGGCAGAGATTGATGCTAAGGAAGCTGCAAAGAAAGCAGCAAGAGAAGCGAAGAAACCAGGTGGTGCCATTGTTAAGTCAAAGGGTTCTGCTATCACACCAGCACAAAAAGCAGGTGCTTTAGTAAAACCAGTTACATTCAAGAAGAAAACTGAGTCTGGTGAGTCAGGTCAAAAGTCTTTACCTGCTGGTAAAAAGGGTGGTGCAATTGTCAAGAGAAACGAAACAATCGGTCCTAAGGCAGAAGTTAAGGATGGTGTTAGAAAGGCAGCAACCTATCGTATGTCTAAGGCAGATCTGAAGAGAGCAAATAGAAGAGATGTCAAGAGTGCAGAACCAAAATCTGTAAAGGATAAAGTAAAGGATGCAGCAAGTGCAGTGAGAGTTGGTGCCCGTAATCTTAAAAAGAAAGCAGGTAAGTCATTAATGGGTCTTGCTAAGAAACTTTCTGAGGAAGGTGGTGAACTTGATTCCTTTGATACTGTAGTTGCATACCTTCTGGATGAGGAGATTGCTTCTGACTTTACCGAAGCAGTTCAAAAGATGACAAAACTTTCTGAAGAAACAGTCTCCAAGATTCATGCTGCTCAACTTCAACTTCTTGATGAAGCATACACTGTAACCAATGCTGATAAGAAGGGTAACACCCAGGCATACAAAAATTATAAAGCAGGTATGAAGGGTAAGGACGGCAAACCTCTGTATAAGGCAGCTGATCACATGAAGGAGAATGACTGATGGCAAAGGACAAGAAAGGAAAAGGTAGCGGTACAAAGGATGCTTGCTACCATAAGGTCAAGTCACGCTATTCTGTGTGGCCTTCTGCATATGCCTCTGGTGCTCTGGTGAAGTGTCGTAAAGTTGGTGCTGCCAACTGGGGTAACAAGTCTGAGTCTTTTGAGATTGATCCTAAGAAGCACAAGGCAGCACAAAAAA